CCTTTGTAATCACATAGATAAGGAACCAGGAATCTAGTAAAGGCAAAGTCTGTGTTCTCACCTTCAACTGGTCTATCGTATAATCCCTCCGTAATTAAATTCTTTTTTATTAAAGGCACAATCTGATGTGTGTTATTAAATCTTTCGATAGAATCCTTACATACTTCATATGCTTCAGGATAGTCTTCTTCGTAACCAATAAATATTTTCATTCTTTCTCCATGAAATCTTTTAAAATTTTAAATACTAATTCCTTATCTTCTTTATCTAAAGACATAAAGAAACCTAGAATATCTACTATCTTAGACTCAACTGTTTTTTCTTGCATCATTCTACAAACTGAATAGCAGTAACTTCATTTTCTAAATAGCGATGAATACCTTGTAATTTTATCTTACCTTCTCGTATTAAAATTGAAATAACATGAGCATCTTCACGATTTTTAAAAACATTTTTAATTTCATTTTCTGGTAAGCCACCGATGTCTGTCCAAATATTTCCTTTAGCATCGAGAGCTAACTTAAATGTAAGTAGTGTTGCTTCTACCATTACTCTATCTCGCAAGCACCTGCAACACATGCAAGTTCTTTAGTATTTTCTGTCATATCTTCCTTTTCATAATCAGTTATTAAGGACCAGTCAATAGAACTGGTTGTTTTAGTTAGCCATTCTTTGTATTCTTCTTCTGTTACTTCTTGGTATGGAGCTTGTTTATATGAATGATCTGAATAAGGAAGGAACGATATACCTGATACATTATCAAAGTTTTTCCATACCCACGATCCTACATCTAACCATTCATGTTCACGAACAGAGATAGTACATGATGGTTTATGTTCACACCATGCATCCTGATAAAACTTCCAAAGTCTTAAATGGTTTAAAGCACTTAAATCTTCTCTAGTAAGAGATTTTTCTGGTGATTTAATAGGAAAGTAAAATACATAAGTGTGATCTGGTTTTGTTATATCGTCTTCGTGATAAACTCCTTGATCAACCATCAACTGTGCTACTGGATCTTTCTTGTCAGCACGAACAGTTCTGATATAGTATGGACTATGCCTTGTATGAATACCACTAGAACTATCAACTAATTGGCTAACAGTTCCGCTAGGCTTGACACAAGTGATAGCAACAGACTGATTAATACCTAGTTTCTTAGCCCATTTTTTATTAGTTATTATTGCAAAGTCTTTCAAATCTTTTAGATAACCCTCTAATAAACCAGAGCTACCGCGACCACTCATTGCTTTATTGTCCATGATACCTGTAAACGATACACCAAGAAGAGCTTCATCGACTGTGTTGTTCTCCCAAGCTTTAGTTAAATATCTAAAGTTTGTAAAAGTTGCTTGGAACGTACCTAGAATTGTTGCTAACTTTACTTTCTTTTCTAGTCTTGCATATGTATCAGTAGGCTTAATAACAACCTCAGTTAAATTGCAGAATTGTTTGCTACGTAATATAATCTCACTACAAGGATTACAACCGAAGTCTTTATATTCTTCTCGTCTACCATTTTTGGCTGCTTGTTTCTCAGCAGCTTGACGATTAAAGATACCTCGTTCACCACTACCACTTTCTTTCAAAGATAACCACTCTCGCATAAATGCTCCCATTTCTGCTGAGTCTGTATAAGCTACAGAATTATTTGCTAATGCCCTGTGTTGACTGCCTTCCCACCATGCACCACTCTTAGCATTACGCATACGTTCATCTGAAAGATTAGATAAAGATATAAGTGCTGATCTCCTGACACCACCAACAACCACAACTTCTGCAATCTTACACATTAAGTCATGGCAATCAATAGATACAAGTTTCTTTTGTCCTTTTGCATTAGCATCTTTGAAGATATTAATAGTAAAACGAAACAAATCTTCAAGTGGATCTGGTCCACTAGCACGACCACCAAAAGTTTTAAGCCTTGCTCCATGTGGTCTGACATTTGAAAGATCCCATTTTGGAATTTGCCCTGCATAAAGCAACGACAAGAATTCCTTGTAGGCTTTTGCCCAACCAATCTTTGAATCTGCTACCTTAATTATAGTATCTGTATCGTGTAGTTCTTCTGGAAGATCAGGAAGCTTATTAATATACTGTCGTTCTACGCTGAATCCGACACCTGTACCACACATAAGTATGTAAAGTGTCTCATCAAAGACACGAGGATTATCAACTGCAACATAAGCACAGTTAAAACCAGCAACATTATCTCGTTCTAATGCTTTACCTGCTGACATTAAGGCTCTCATGCTTGGCATAATTTCTAAATTAAGAACAGCTTGTTCTAGTTCTGATCGTAATTTAGTAGTTAGCTTATAATTGTTGTTATCTTTTAAATGTCCTTCAAAGAAATCAAAGTATCTTGCAACAGTTTCTTGCCAAGTCTCTCGTCTTTCTAGGTCTTCATTCCATCTAGCATATCTGCTTAGATGTATGAACTGTTGGTAGTTTGTTGGTAGTTCAACCTGTTTTTTCATCTTTTAAAATCTCCATTAATCTTCGTTCATACCATTCAGCTTTTTCCACGTCTTGTATTCCGTTCTTGTATCTAAATCTCCAACGATATTTGAAAGAGTTACCTCTTAAATATCCTACGTATTCTTCGTGTGTTAGCATAGCTGCGATACCATCTATACATTCTATACCGCCTTTGTTATAGTGTGGAGGATGATTAACTAAATCTCCTTTTTTATCAAAGGATCGTGAGTACTCGTAATTCATTTCTTTCCAGTCTGTCATTCCTATCTCCATTCTTTAGGGAAGCTATCTTCACTATACCATCTAATTTCATTCTTCTCTGCCCACTCAGCATGGCTACGTTTAGTTCCGTCTTTTCTCATCTTTGCTTGTGGCATAGGTGCAGACGGCTTAGCGAATATAAATACTAATTCACAATCATCAGGCAATATCTTTTTGATCCATTTGTATTTATTGTATTCATGATAATCCCAAAATCTACCCTTCGCTTCTAGGTATATTATCTTATCATCAATGACTCGAATAAAATCAGGATGATACTTATGCGGAATAGAATACTCTATCAAACCTTTATGATGTTCCCAATTGTCTAGTAGTTCTTTATGTAAATCATACTCCCACTTAGAATCATATCCTTTTGGTAGTCCTTTTTCAGTAGGTCTTTTCTTTCTAGGTTTTCTTTTCATGATTAATGCAAAGCCTCGCCTTTATGAAGATTATTTGTTTCCCTAAGATGTAACTCTTCCACTATTAAATTTTCTAAATGCTTAAAAATAGGATCTTCTATTTCATACAACTCTGCACCTGCGAATAGAACTCCACCTAATGCTATTAATATTTCTTCTAATCCAATTGTATTAAGATCAATTTCTATTGAGCCTGTATCTTCTAAGTTTTTTATTTTCTTAGTTTTCTTTGTCATAAATAATGTCCTTGTTGTGCTGATGTTATTCCTTGTTCTCGTTCTATATCTTTTTGTAATTGTTTAAACGTAAGATCAGGATTTTTTTTAACTCGTTTGTAAATCCATTTCAAAGAGTAAGCACTAAGTAAAAACTTGCTGTTAAGATAGACATGTGTTTGATCTGATAGAAACTCTTCTAAATTATCTACATTAATTAAAGTCTTATCTTCACTATCAGGAATAACTGAGTGCAACCATTCTACTAATATCTGTTTACCTTTCTTCCTATATTTTTTTGCGTTTCTTCCATTCATTTGTAACCTCTTGTACTCGTGGTAACTTTGCAACATTTGTTAAGTATTCAAATTTCTTAGCGTATTTAAAAACTCTTAAGCCATGTCCTATATTAGAATCCTTATGACATACAAACTTATGTCTACAATATACACAAGACCTAGCAAGTTTCATGTTTCCAGATTTACCATCAGGTACATTATCATAACAAAAATCAGGAGGAGTAGCAGCTTTCATTTGTTTCTTTAACAGTTTTATTCTAGCTCTTATGTTAGGTTTGTCTAACTCATCAGGTCTGAACAAACAAAGTTCTCCGTTCTCTTTATTAAGAACAAGGAATCCACCATTGTTTGTGCCTTCGCTTTCTTCATAGCCTGCAATCTGTGCCATATAACCAAAAGGATCATCGTCAGGAAGTGTTCCTTCTTTGAATTTCTTGAAGGCAAAACCAGAGGCTGTCTTAATATCTACTACTTCTCCATCAATTTTACAGTCCATATGTCCTTTGATACCATCAACAGTAACTTCCTTTTGTTCGTCAGTTACTTCGTGTCCTGCTAAACGAGCTAGAAATAAAAGTATTTCCTCACAACTATGTCCATATAGAAACTTAACTTGCACAGGAGCAGAGAAAGAGGATGTCTTTTCTTTTGAGTTCATATCAAACCAGAGTTGTCTATTTGGTTTGCCGACATTTGACATTCTTAATCTTTGTTTATCTTTCGTGTAAGGTGTTCCCCAATTTACCAATGCTTGTTTCATAGCATCACCAAAATTGTTAGCTGTTTGATCAGATATATCTAAGGCAGTACCAGCAGTAAGTTCATCTAACTTATCGTAGATGTCCTGTACTAAAGTGTCTAATGTTTTTTTCTCTTTATCCATATCTTATTCCTTGTGATCTGCAAATCTTAATTCTCTAGTATCAGGGTTAAACAATAAAAGAATAACACCTAATGCCATTTGTATTTTTGTTCTTGGAGTAGTGAACTGAACTCTTGCTCCTGTACTATTTCTATGATCAACCTGTAATGTTTTTACATCTATTAATGTAACGTCACCTTGTTTGGTCATAGCTATCATATCTATTGGACCAGTACAGCCTGAGTTTTGAAAAACTTCATAGCCTTGATCCCATAACCAAGTAACTGCATAATATTCAGCAAGGTCGCCCTTTCTGTTTGCCTCTAGAATTTCTATTCCATCGTCTTGTAACCACTCGCTCAAATCTCTTCGTGTTAATTCAAAATCCTTAGATAAGCTGAGCTGCGGTGATTCATCTTTAATGAGTTTCACTCCAATCTTCTCCTATTATGTACTGAGCATCAAGAGGACATTTCATATTGTAATATTCTCCTGCTTCTTGGATAGCTTCTACTCCTAACTTACCAAAGTATTCCGCGTGTGATGCATGTACTTCTACTTGCCATTCGTCATGGATGTTAGCAACAAATTTAAAATCTAAGTTTCTTTTCAGTGCTTTATTGTTTAATATAATTAATGCTCTCTTCATGGCAATTGCACCACCGCCTTGTAACAGACTATTCAAAGAAGAATAAGCAGATCTTATATGTATTTTTCTTCCGTCAATTCCTTTGATAAAGCCTTTCGTTGCTGCTTTCGTAACTCTATCTCGAAGAGCCTTAAATGCTGGCTGATCAGCAAAAAAATGTTCTCTAAGTTTGCGACCATCAGTTCTGCTTCCTCCGACCACGCTTCCAAGTTTCGCATCTCCTGCTCCGTACAAGAGTGCATAGATGAAAGTTTTCGCCTGATTTCTTGATTGAAGTCCTGCAATTTGTTGATTTCTGGAGTGAATATCTCCGTTAATGATTTCATTTGTAAATTCCTCATCTTTCATGTAGTGAGCAAGTATCCTTAATTCTAATCCACTTGCATCAATACCTATTAATTTATATCCTTTAGGTACAGTCCAACATGCTCTACATTCCATACCATAAGGACTTTTAACTGAAGGTACTTGTGCCATGTTAGGTGCTCTATGTGCCATACGACCTGTAATAGTGCCGTTAGGTATCACAAAACCATGTACTCTACCATCTTCTTCTACAGATTCAACCCAAGATTCAACCTGTGCAATTCTTTTTTGAAGTAATAAATACTCAGCTATTAACTTAGCTTCAGGAATACTTTTTATTCTTCCTAAAGTCTTTTCATCTACCATTGGTAGACCAGTAGGAGTACGCTTTTTAGGCTTCCAACCAAAGTACTGTAGGTATTCTCCTATTTGTTTACGCGAACCAAGATTAAACGCTACAAGTTTTTTACGCATAAAAGGTTCATACATTTTATTGTCTAATATTCTTATATATTCTTCGTCTGTCATGCCTCTCTTAGAGAGAGTTCCGTCTTTCTTTAAATAAGGTTTTACTTCTTTATCATCTATCCATCTAGGTTTAAAAACTTTGTGGACTTCTGTTTCAACTTCTCCCATCCTTTTATAGAAAACTGATAGTAGTTTTTCTGCTTGTTGTCTGTCAAATTGAAATCCATTTTCTTGTTGTTCTTTCATGATAAGACCTACACCATGTTCTAGTGCTACACTTTCTTTAGAAAATCCTTTGGATTCTTTTGTAAGAGCTTCCAATACAAGCTTATTTAGTTGAACATCTCTTTGACAATACTCCAACATCGTAGGTGAATAGCTTTCAAACTCTTCAAAGTTTTGTTTAGGATATTTTAATCTATATCCCCACATTGCAAGGCTGTGTCCACCTTCTCTTGAAGGATTAAATAAACGAGATAGAACGAGTGTATCAATTAATATCTTATCACTAAGATCTACTCCTAAAATTTTCTTGATAACAGGAACATCAAAGCCTACTATGTTATGTCCTATTAATTTGTCTGCTGATTGAAGCAACTCAAGACCTGACTCTATCTGGTGAGGAGCAAATTTATATATTTTACCA